AAATGATGATCGGGCGAATTCTATCTTTTTTCCATTTAATATATCTCTTACAAATTCTTCTATTCGCGAACTTGTTTTTTTATCTTCTTTAAGTTTTTTTGCTATATTAAATACAAATGATTTATTTTCATCTTCGTTAAAAGTTATACCAAATTCTTCAAATATAGAATCATCAACTTCATCAATATTATTTTCTGTCATAAATGTTTCGATATTTCTACTATATCCTTTATGATTATTCATTTGAGTAAATTGGCGTCCAATTGTGTTTATTCTTTCAGAAACATATTGAATAAATTCATCTGATGTTTCTTGTAAAGTTTTATTTTTCTTTTTGAATTTTTTTAGTGTTTCAATTTCTTCTGACAGATGGATAATTCCTTTACCAATATTATCATACGGTGTACCACCTTCGCTAACATGAACTGTCATTGCTCTTGCTGCATTAATATTATTGAATGGAAACTTAAAGCGTTCTCCACTTGAATTTTCTACAAATATTGCATGTATATTACGGGAACGACTTCCTCTTATTTCTTCATCAACTTTTTTACTGTGTCTAATATATAATGTTGCATTTTCAAATTTTTGTCTTGAAGTTTTTATTGTTCCATATGGCTTAGAAAATGATTCAGAAATTTGTTTTTCTTGTTCAGCTTGATAGACAAAATCTTTTGGTTTAATATTGTGACCAAATTTTCTTAAAGAATATGTCAATGCCTGTTGATTGGCTAAATTACGGACACTACCCAGTAACGGCTTTAAATCTTGTAAATCAATATTACCACCTACATTAACTTTAATAATATGTTTTTCAGCACTAGTTTCAAAATTTATCATAATATTTTTATCTTTTGAATAAAATCTTCTTGCCTCAGTTGGATCAAGTGTATCTTTTCCATCATCTGTGAAAAGAGATAATTGATGTCCGTATGCTTTCATTATTTTGAAAATCTTTTCAGAAATTTTTGCAACATCTATAGCCATAATTTTATCCTTATTTGGTATTATTTATAGAAATGCCATAGGCATTGGTGTATCATAATCTTCATCATCAAATGTTTCTCTCACTTGTTCAAAAGTATCTTCTTCATATTTGCTAACAATTAATACCATACGAATAGCTAATACTAGTGACATTACAAGATCATCAGTTTCGCCTTGTTTTGCTTTATATGATGTTCCACTAGCCACAAATGTTTTTAATTCATTTATTAAATTTTTACTAGATACATTCATTTTGTCTGTTTCAATCCATTGTTTTAATTTAGCACATGCTGATATTTTTGAACTATGAGTTGTTGTAAAACCTTTTCTATATTTGCGAACACTCTGCTTTTTCTTAGGTTCACTTAAAAATACGCCGGGTATATTTTCTTCACCCATTTCAGATATAGTAACCAAAGCTGCTTCACCAATTGTATTATTTTCTACACTATAATATAATTCACTTTTTGGTGCTTTATTATAAATGTAATCACATATTGTTTTCAATGCAATAATTTGACCTTTTATTGGTGTCAAATTATGTTGCCACTCTGCTACCTGTTTCAAATCTGGCAACGATAATACTTGTATTGCTGCATTATCCCCGCCTGTTCCCAAACTTGGGTCCAATGCTACCAAATACATATGACCATCTATTATTGGTTCATAAAATCGAACTTCGCCTAATTTCATGTAAGGATCACGTTGTGTATTCATATTACTTAAATATATACTATTGATTAATGTTTCATCATATGCAACGAACTTTAATTCAAACTCACGCATAAATCTTTCATCGCCAATTTTTCCACGTTCAACTTCTGCCCATTTTTCATCACGATCTGGATGTTCATTCCAATGAGCAATATAATGTTTAAATCCATTTACACCAATTCCGCTATCATTTCCATATTGATCTAATGTTTTATTTGCTTGTTTCCAAATTTGTGCAAATTGATCATTATCTTGGTTTGGGGTGCTAGTAATGATACATTTACCACCAGTTGATAGTGTTGGAGAAAGAGAAGTCCAAAATTCACTTGCAATGTTAGGCGGAACGAATGCAAATTCATCTAGATAAACTAATGAAATTGACATACCACGGCCAGTATTTTCAGTCGTGGCTTGTGCAACTATTCTGCTATCGTTATCAAATTCAATACTACCACGATTATATGCTTTGACACCTGCACGAATAAAATTTGGTATATTTTCATACATAAATCTTATTCTGCTCATAATCTCTTGGGCACCACGGAAAACGTGTGCTGCAATTAATACTGTGCTATCAGGATTAAACATAGCATACCATAATAGATATGCAGCCGCACATTGTGATTTGCCACTTTGACGTGGAAGCATGGATATATTGTTTCTATATCCATGATACACATCAATTAATCTTTCTTGATATTCAAATAATAAGAATCTCATTTTGCCCTTAGTAGGGTGTTGTAAATAACAGTAATTTTTTATGAAATATTTTGGGTCCATTGTGCATAATGCGATTTCTCTTATTTCTGCTGCACTTAATAATTCCTCACGATTTGGCTGTTTTACTATATCATTGACTAATGGCATGTTGTTCCTTTAGAAACTGAACCCCTTAAAGGAGTCCAGCATTCTTTTTCAACTTGATAAGATCGACACTTTCTTTTACCATTTCTTTAGTTTCTTTTTTATTTTTCCAAGGTTCTGGTTTCAACGATACTTTTTTCTTGGTTTCGCTTGCTTTTTCAATATCATATGCTTTTTTATTTGGCAATGATGGAAGTTTTGCAACTTTTTGAACGGGAACAGAAGCTTCTTCAACCGATGCCATTCCTTTAAGGTTTCCACCACCAACAGTTGCTATTACTTTATCTTTTGCTTTATTTTTAATACGTTGTTTCTGACGCTCTTTGGTTCTGTCTTTGTGTCTTTTGTATGATTCTATCATGCTCTCAGTAGTATGCATACCGTGCAATGTCATTATTTTTAATTTATCTTTGATATCTTCATTAACAAAGGCTTCATCTAATTCTTCTTCCGCAGATTTTTCTTCATCTTCTTCTGAATTTTCATCCGATTCTTCAATTCTTACAGGCATTGCTTTTGCCCCTAAATGCCTACGAAGGCTAGTATCTACTACTGCACCAGTTGGTTGTCCATGATCGCGACGTTTACCATCAAAATGATCAGTGCTATTTGCCCATTCACCATCTTCATCTTCTTCATCAATTTCTTCAAATGTAGTAGCATCTATGAATTTACGCATATTACTACCACTTGTTTCTGCATCACAACCGCATGGGGCAGACTGTTCTGGCTCAATTACTGCAGGTGTATTATTAGCAACAACAGAATTCATATTCAATAGTCCTGCTAATTTTTTTATTAATTCAATATCTATTGACATGATAATCTCCTATTATTTCTTTATCTTGTATTCAGTTGTTAATGGTTTTCTAGCTTTTTCTAGTTCACGCATAAACTTTGTTTTATGTTTTTCACCATGATAATCATCGGCTTTTGGATTTTTAACTTCTTTATAGTCTGGATCAGTCAATAGGGCTTTTTTCTTTTTTTCTTTACTAGTATCTTTTCCATTATCTTCAAGATATTTTGTATCTATTTCATCAAGTGGTTCTGCTCTATTACGAATGCGAACATTTCCCTCGCCAATTCCCAATTTTGAAACTATTTCATTAAGTAAAATTTGTGGACTGACTGGTAGTTTTGTTTTGAAATCAATAATATAAACTTCACATGCACCACTATTATAAAAATCTAGTGGGGCACTTTGCATAATAGTTCTTTTAGGTGTTTCTATGTCATACGCTTCATACTTTCTTAAATGATTTTCAAGTTTATCTAGTTGATCATCTGTAAGTTCTACAATAGTTTTCATACGAAATTCGTATGTTTTTTGCGATTCCATAAGATATTGTTGTAGTCTTTTCATGGCGTAAAATCCTCTTTTCTTTTATTTATTGTTTTTTATCAAGAATTTCACGAATTAGGTCAGAACGAGATATTGAAATTCTTTCTGATGTGCCATCAATCGGAACTGCATCATCGCCATTATTCTTACGTTCTTTTACTTTCCATTCAAATTTTTCTTGATCTTGATCTAATTTTGCTTTCTGTAACTGCAATTGAATTGCTTTTAATTTTCTATCCATCTTGCTTTGGCTTGCAGAAATTGCACCACTTAACATTTTTGATGCAGCGTCAAATACAGGAGCAATATTTTTATCTTCGACATTTTGACCTATATCAATCAATAATTCAAATACTTCCATAGCTCGTTTAGATAATGCATCCATTTCACTATCTAATATTTCTAATCCTTTTACTGGACCCAATGCTTGATCAATTTTATCTACTTCGCTCAATACACCAGATAATTCTGTGAAATCGTATGTTATTAATTCTTTTTCTTTTTCATTCACTACTTCAATATCTAACGTATCTGATATATGTATATCATCTTCTTCGTTACTTAAATTAAAGAAATCTTCTAATTTTTTTGTCATTTGTTCTTTCCAGACTTTCTGTAAATTTCATGTTCCGTAACAACTCTAAATCCAATTCCTTGCTGATCACACCATTGTTTTGCCATTTTCCATTTTTCTTGATTAATGACTCCAGCAATAACATCACTTTTCTTTTTTGCATTTTCTAAAATTTGTGAACTTGGTTTTACTTCTAGCATTTCAGCTACGGTGATTCCTTGTGCATTTTTATATACTACAAAGAAGTCAGGAACATATGTAGTTATCTTTTTAGTAAATGGATGAACATACGGGATACGATGTGATTCACTTGCCCAACCAATAATACTCGGATTATTATCAAAAAAATCCATCATTTTGAATTCCCAAGATGATCTTGCATATGGTATTTTTTTTCCCAAATATTTGCTTGGATTTTTTATTTCGTATTGGCCTTGATGGAATCGAGCCATGCTATTATCTAGTTGTTGAATTTGGATTACTAGTTAATTCCATTCTTTCCGGTTGAAAGGTTACGGTAAATTGCACAGGCTGACTATCACCATAATCCATTGTATCTCCTGCTATACTGGTTATCATACAATTTTTCATGATATGATCAAAAATATTAGCATCTGGACCTACTTTTTTAATTCTAATTTCAGGAATAAAATATCTATTTGCTGGTGTGGTGGTAGTTAATCCGAAATTTCCAATAATTGCATTGTCATTAGATGTTATAGAATCAGTAGTCGCGAATGTATCACTAATTTTATTAAGTCCGTCGCCATTATTGTAATAATTTTTAGAATAAGGAATTGCTATTTTTGTTAAAAAATCATTATCATATGTATCATAAAATGCAACGGTGCATGTTCCATAATTCATTTTTGATTGCACTACTCGCTTTACATTATATTGATTCATAATTTTAGTATCAAATGAAACTTCAGGTAAGGTTGCTGTGCGAACACGTTCAAATTTAATAACGCCACTTGAATTATTGCCTAATTGTATTTCAAGTAAAAAGTTGAATTTAAATCTAGGAATTTTCGACATAACTGGATCAGTTGTCGTAATTCCTAGATTTCCATAAATTTCTGAAAGGCTAATTCCCATATTTAAATAGTTTCTAATATATTAGAAACCAGCTCTACCAGCTTGCGGTATATTACCCTGACCAGTTGATAAAATTCCAAAATCTGGGGTAAAGTTAGTCGCAGAAAGACCATCAGGAACGCCAGCATGAGCATGAATTGCATTATCATATTTTAGAGTTATCGTAATTGTAATTGGATCAGACGATGCATAATCATTATTGCCGTATGCAACATTTTCAATATAACATCCAAGTAATGACCAAGTGTCTAAAATACTAGTAGTAGGAATACTTCCGCCGATTGGATTAGAACCATCTAATGTTTCAATTGTTGTTTGAAATTTGAATGCAGATGCAGAACGTTGAACGCTTTGTGTAGCCATGTCAATTTGACGAGTTAATTGACCTTCAATTTGTTTAATTGTATTATTTGATACTGTATCGCGTATAACAACATCAACTGTATTCCATGTATGTTTACCGGGAATATATACTCTTGAATTATAAACTTCTAGTGTGATGGGATCAAATGCTAATGTTGGTCTAGTAACGCTAACTGCGTTTCCAGTAATATATCTACCCGAATCAAAGTCAAATGAAACTCTAAAACGATTTTGTAATTTAGGCATTAATAAAGCACCTGTTCTTGCATCAGTGGGAACACTCATATTAATTAAGTTTTGAATAGCCATCTGTCTCTCCTTTGGAATTCGCTTTACTTTATTTATATTTTTTTTGCGTTTTTTAGACTAGATTTATTATATTTTGTTGGTTATTCATACAATACCGACGAAACTAGGTTCTGCATTATGTATCACTATCTGCATTAACAATGAAAATACATATTGACATGGGGTGATTCGAGAGCTAAAAGAGTGTTACCGAAGGGCGATGATGCCCCATATAGAGGAAATAGACATGAACACTGTTGATGAATCCGTGGTTGATGCTGTCACCGAAAATGTGATTGCCGAAATCGAAAAGAATGCAAAAGTTGCCGCAACTGGCACAAAGCGGGGTCCAAAAGCACTCTTTGCAGAAAAAAAGAACATCGTGCGTGCTTTGACTGCAATCTTTATTGATGACAAGGAAGAAATTCCTTCTCGCCCGTTGATGAACCAACTTGTTCAACTTGGTTATCTGAAAACCTTTGATATCAAGGCAGAAACTCGTGGACGGCCAGCCAAAGGCTATATGCTGACTGATGCGGGTCGCAAGATGATCGGTGAACCGACCGAAGCCGAAGAAATTGCAGAAGCGGAAGCGGAAGAAATGGAAGCTGAACAAGCCGAAGCTGAACAAATCGAAAATCGGGAACTTGTTACCGAATAAGTTAACAATCACAAGAACACAAGGGGGCTTATGCCCCCTTTTTTATATTCTTTTTGTAAGACAATGCTAAAAAATCTGTTGCGGCACACTCGCTGTCATGATATATTGTATGTAGTCATGCGATTCTAACATCTGAAAGGAAATAAAATGTTTTCAACTGTTGTAGCGTATTCTGGGTTTACTATTACTTCTATTGTTTTTCTGCTGTTGATTGCTGATGCAATTGTCAATAGGAAACACAATAAAAGAATGTCTGATCTTTATCGTGTATCTGGTTATCCTCGCGGTACTGCATATATGAATGGGCGTATGCTTTTTCTTATTGTGGTCTGGGTTGCATCTGGGATTTATCTGTGGGGCTGACACGATAACGAAAATACTTGTTGACACTATCCGCCGAATCGACTAAAACTGTCTTACGGAAAGCAAAACAAGGTGTACTAAATATGATTAAAATTCGAGACTCGCCCTAGTGTAATCTTTAATAATTTGTCTCATAATAGAGCCTATAGTGTAGGGACGTGGCTCACCCGAACAAAATAACAGTGTTTTCTATCAGTCAACCGCAACGCTATGGAGACTACCATGAAGTTCATGTATAAATCTCGCGATCAACCGTAAAACGCTAATTTTATTATTAGTATAGCAACACATAGAAAGACGAAAACATACCGAAGTCGTCAATCGGTCAATCCTTAGAAAATAAACCAGAGGAATGCTAATCATGACGTGGCGATTAATCTAAGCAGGGTGAGCCTGCAATGCCTGAAAACTAGCTTGACCGAATCAAAATGCTGTGCCATAGTGACGACATGATGAAACGCGATAGTAGTAAGTAAGCACCTTAGATAGAATGTAATTAAGTATAGAGTAGACGGTCCTGAGTATGACCATAAAAAAGACTCAAATCGTGCGGGGATGTGGCGAAACTGGTTGAAACGCAAGGCACTTAAAATGCCTCACTGATTAATGATCACATTGTGGGTTCGAATCCCACCATCCCTACCAATTCTCTTAATACCGTTATTATTAGTGGACCTTTATCATAACTGGTGAATGAACAATCCTCATAAGATTGAATATTTCGGTTCGAGTCCGAAAGGGTCTACCAATAATAACGTTATATCAACCACAACAAAAAGGAAAATGGAAATGAAAAAGAAATTTATTATTCATTCTGCCGTCATATCTGTTGGATTTATCATCGGCAGCATGTCTTTGGCGGTGTAAATGCACAAACAGTATTGTATGGGGTTATTTTTACCCTTGGTTCTATGCTGACTGCATTGCATCTTTCGTGGTTGAAATAAGAAGAAAAGGCGGGGGAAACCTCGCCTTTTTCGTTTGACACGTCATATCGAATCATGCTATGCATGTGTATGGAAACGAAGGAACGCAAAATGGCTTTTGTAGTTTACAACACCGATACCACGATCTTGCTGGAACGTAACAGCCAGACCTATGCTACCAAAGGTGCAGCAAAGGCGGCACTCACACGGTATAGCAAAAAAATTGCTATCAATGTGGATGACTATTCCATCACTGATGCGACCAATTTCTATGCCAATGTGGAAAAGAAAGTTACTCGCAAAAATCTGATGAGTGGGCTTGACTATCAAGAACCTGTCAATACTCCCATCTATATGTCGCCTGCTTCTGAAACATATTGGAGCATGTAAAATGCAAATCAATCTTCCTCTTATCATCCACGAAATGCCGCCAGCATTGGATGATCCATTTTGGAAAAAGTATCGTAATCCAAAATATAGTGAATTGAAATATGAATTGTCTGTTCGCATTTATGTGCGGACGCGACTTGCAGAAGCACAAAATTGGCATTGTTGTTGGTGTGGCTGTGATGCTACACATCTTCGCGGCAAATCAAATAGTGCAACAGTTGAACATATTATTCCCCGTTCAAAAGGCGGTAGCGATGATATGGAAAACCTTGCAATGGCCTGTGAGCGGTGCAATACACGGCGTGGCGTCACCGATATTGATGTGTTTATGTCTGGCAAGGGAAATCCAGAAGGAACAAAGCTGAGTGTGCGAGAATCGCAGCGGTTGGCAAGAGAGCGGCGTTATCGCAAACGTGCAGAAGAATTTGAAAAGAATGGATGGAAAGATTCAAAAGGAAATCAATACAGTTTTTCACAATGGATGCATACATTGACCCGATCAATTTCTGCTGAATGTCGTGCGGAATTGACTGAAAAATATGGTAAGGAACTTGAACCGTGTTGATAAAATGAAAAAATGGCGACCTGTATCGTGCATGGATTAATTATCTATGCACGAAACGCAATGTGTTGCGTTCTTCTTAATATTGGTCTATGATTCCATTGTCTATTGGATTCTGTCGTGTAACTATATAAATATCAAGTGAGTAAAAACAAGAGGTAATATCTTGCATTATAATAGTATTTTCATTTCCGATATACACTTAGGGTCCAGAGGGTGTCAAGCAGATTCCCTCTGTTCCTTTTTAAAGACAAATACATGCGAAAATCTTTTCCTTGTTGGTGACGTTATAGACGGATGGCAACTAAGAAAAAGATGGTTTTTCCCACAAAGTCATGCAAATGTTATAAGACGTATATTGACTGCTGCAAAAAGAGGTACGAAGGTATATTATATACTTGGCAACCACGACGAAGCATTTCGTAAATTTCTTCAATTTGACATTGAAATAGGAAACATACAACTTCTTGATCGAATTGACTATAAAGCAATAAACGAAAAAAGATATCTAATCATACACGGAGACTTCTTCGATTCGCTGATGCTTGATAATAAATGGTTGATGCACATAGGAGATGTTGCATACAACTTTATGATTTGGGTTAACATTCACTTTAATAAAGTTCGTAATATGTTAGGTATGGAATATTGGAGCCTTAGTAAGTGGCTTAAACAGAATACCAAAGAAGCGTTGAACTTCATCAATAACTTTGAAGTTAAA